CAAGAAGGACGAACTAAAGCAGCTTAACTAGGAGAAAGAAATGGATGACGAATTTGTTGTGATTATGTTTTTAATAGTGCTAATGGGAATTGGCGCAGCAGTTGGAGCCTTTGCATCTAATGTATCTACAAACAATTCAACGTTTAAAGACTGTCAGCGATATGGGAAAACTGTATTGCGAGATAAGATTATTGAATGCAAGATTATTAGCGAGGATGTGAAATGACGAAGGAATACACAGAAGCATTTGCACGCCAGGAAGTCATGCGACTGCTGACGAAAGAATCTGCTGGCTACTCTGACATGATGATGAGTCGAAAGCTTGGCATTGGTCTGCCAGCTCTGCGCCTGGTGCTGGAGAACATGGAACGCGATAAGATCATCCGCAAAGAGCCGCTGGGCAAGTGCCGTCGCTTTTACATTCCATCGCCATCCCAGCTTGCCGCAGAACAGGCTGAGAAACCGATTATGCGGCCCTTGGCGCCACGACCACAGCATAAGGCTATCATTGAGCGCATCATGGGTGAGCGCATGGCTATTGCTTCCATTGGGTGATATATGAACGTGAAACCAGGTGATTTGGCGATTATCATCAACGCCAGATGGACGTTGGAAATGATTGGCATGATTGTCAAAGTCGAGAGATTGGCAGAACCACACGAATTTACTGACCTTCTGAAAAATGGTGCTCCTGTCTGGATAGTTAGTTCGCCGAACGGTATTCCAGTGAGATATATGACAGGAGAATATCTGATTGAGAAGAGCCGGCCAGTTAGTGATGTATTTCTTCGTCCAATTTCAGGACTGCCGGATACTGATGAAGTAGAAGAAGAAAAGCCTATCAAGGAGGTAGCATGAGCGAAGACAAACAACAATCTGCATTCCCTCATCCTAAAGACGGTGGAGTATGGAGAAGTGATCCGGTGCTAGGGATGACACTGAGGGATTATTTTGCAGCCCATGCGCCTGATATTCCTAACGATTTCTGCCGAGAGATCAAGTCAGAGCCAACAGTGACAATACACCCGCCAGATTCGAGGGGAAACACAAGAACCTTAGGTCAGCAAGCAGTTCCGGAGTCATATCGTTCATGGCGCGCTCGATGGGCATATTTCTTTGCTGATGCAATGATGGCAGAAAGGGAGAAGAAATGAAGAAGAATGCACAATATCTTTTGCAATCTCTTACGGCTATGCCGTTTTGCTACCTCATATGGACATTCATAGAGGCAGATTTTAACATCGCCGGATGGAGTTATTGGTCGCGCATGACATGTGCCACAGCTGCCTTTATGTTGTCTGGCCTGATTATGTTGATGCTCAAGGAAGAGTACAAATGAAACCACATAAGCATGCAGAATTAATAAAACGATGGGCCGACGGAAAACAAATCCAATTTAAGAACAGTACAGGTAATTGGAGGGATGTTCTTGGTCAACCTAATTGGGATAATGATGAACTTCGCATCAAGCCGGAACCTGAATATCCGAAGACAAAGATGAACGACGACGAATTGATTACCGCATGGGAAAATGGGCCATCGAGCCTAAAACTAACTGCTGTCGCCAACGCTGCCATCGCCCGAGCCATCGAAGACAAGCAAGTAATCATCACTCTTGATCAAATTGAAGGCTAATATAGATTCAGAGACATTTCTGATCTATAATGGCTTAGCGATGGCCAATGTCGTGTAAGAGAGCGAGTACCGCTATACAGACAAAGCCGGTGGAAGTCCGGCCAGATTTTACTCTTGGCTGAGTGGTTGAAGGCTCCCTTGGGAAGTTGGATATAAGGGTGCAGGGAAGTAGCATCTACCTCAAAATTGTGAGGGGAATATGTTCTTGCCATGGGTTCGAATCCCATAGAGTGAAAGTTTCCTTTGTTTCACCCTGCTTCACCCTCCTAGTTCGCCCGCTCTGGACATATGCGCTAGAGCGGGATTTTTTTGAAAGGAAAGTGATATGCCGCTCAAGAAATCAACATCTCCTGCTGCCTTCAAAAGTAACGTGAAAGCCGAAGTAAAAGCGGGAAAGCCAGTTAAGCAAGCTGTTGCAATCGCATATTCGACTAAGCGCGAAGCAGCAAAGAAACAAACTAAGCGATAGTTTGTCCATGATAGACTGTTGGTATCTCATCAGGAGGTGCCAATATGTACGAGCCTATTGAAGCATCATTAGGGCTATATGGAACATTCGTTAGACGTGTAACAGGTCTAGGTCAGGTAACGATTGCCGGATCTGGAGTAGCAGCGAATGACATCTGGCCCAATGCCGGTATTTATCCATGGATGACCGGCGCAACTAGCCTGGAATTTCTCTCTGTCGGGGTTAATGCTGCGAATGACACTGCTGCAGGAACTGGCGCACAAAGCGTAACAGTCAGCGGCCTAGATATCAATTTCAACGAGATATCCGAGACAAAACCCACTAATGGTACGACTCCAGTCGCACTAACGCAGCAATTCTACCGAATCAATTCAGTCTCTCTCGGCGCAACGGGTAGCGGTCAGCGCAATGCAGGGCAGATTAATGTAAGAGATGCAGGCGGTGGTACTGTAAGAGCCATTATCCCAATTTCTACAGTTCCTGACCTTTCACCAGCAATCAGCAAACAATCGCAATACACCGTACCAGTAAACTGCACGCTTCTGATCTTCGACATCGACATACAGATCAATAGTTCTGCTGGTGGTGGTGGATCGAGCAAAGGCGCAGATGTTCTCTTTTATTTCAAAGGCCCACTAGCTAGCAATCCTATCCGCCTACCTCGTGCGCTAAGCACAACGGATATTGTCAGCAAAAGTCTTGACCCAAAGACAATGATTCCCGTTCCTGAGAAAAACGATTTCGGCTTACGTTGCGGATATACGAGTGCAGCAGGCGTAATCCTGAGCGGATCATGGGAAGGTCTGCTATTCCGTAGAGCATAATCGACCAACAATCTGCAAATTAGCGCAATACTCTGCTACAATTTCATCACTTAGCCCAACAGCATAGGTGATGAAATGTCCCGCAAGAAAGTCCCCGAAAAGCCATCTGAGCCGCCAAAGAAGCGCGGACCAAAATCTACATATACTGAAGAACGAGCAGCAGCAATCCTTGAGCGCATCGCATTAGGTGAGCCACTGCGTCAGATTTGTCGAGATGATGGACAGCCGGCCTGGAGAACAGTATATGACTGGATGATGGAAGAGAAAGATTTCGCCACACGCTTCGCGCGCGCCAGAGAACTCGGCGAAGATGCCATTGCCCAGGAATGCATGGATATTGCGGATAATGCGACTAATGACTGGATGGAACAATTCGATGCACAGGGCGAATCAACAGGCTGGAAATTAAATGGCGATCATGTACAACGATCCAAGTTACGTATCGAAACTAGGCTGAAATTGCTTGCTAAATGGAATCCGAAGAAGTGGGGAGAAAAACAGGCACTTGAGCACACTGGCGCTGATGGCGCTGCATTGACTGTCCAACTTGTACGATTTGGCGATGCCGACAATCAGACTTCCAAATAACTGGAAGCCACGCAGCTATCAGCTTCCAGCTTGGGAGTATCTTGAGAATGGCGGAAAGCATGCTGAGCTAATCTGGCATCGTCGCTCAGGTAAAGACGAAATCTGCCTTCACCGAGCTGCTGTAGCTGCATTTGAGCGCGTGGCTAACTATTGGCATATGCTCCCTCAGGCTGAGCAAGCTCGTAAGGCTATTTGGAATGCCGTTAATCCGCATACTGGCCGACGCCGTATTGATGAAGCATTTCCGCTTGAGATTCGTAAGACGACGCGCAATCAAGAAATGATGATTGAATTCATCAATGGATCATCTTGGCAAGTTCTCGGATCAGATAACTTCAATTCAGCAGTCGGCTCCGCTCCTGCTGGCATCGTTTATTCCGAATGGGCATTGGCTAATCCTGCTGCTAGGGCATATCTGCGCCCAATCCTGACCGAAAATAATGGTTGGCAGCTATTCATTACTACGCCACGCGGTAAAAATCACGCACATAAAACTTTCCTCGCTGCTAAGCAAAATCCGAAAGCATTTGCTCAAGTTATCAGAGCTGATCAGTCCGGTGTATTTACTACGCAACAATTAGAAGAAGAAAGACAGAACTATGAGGCTGAATTTGGCATAGAACAGGGCCATGCGCTATTTGATCAAGAATTCATGTGCAGCTTTGAGGCTGCGATCATGGGCGCTTATTACGGTGGTGAGCTACGAAGGGTAGAAGACGAAGGGCGAATGACTAGCAATCTTTGGGACGAAAATCTCAAAGTTCATGTTGCATTCGATTTGGGCTATGACGACGATACGGCAATTTGGTTCTTTCAGGTGGCGCATAATCAGGTGCGATTCATTGATTGCTATGCTGCTAGTGGAAAAGATGTCGAACATTACTCAGAGATATTGAAGGCAAAACCATATCGCTACGCTGAGCATATCTGGCTTCCACACGATGCTAAAGCGAAGACATTGGCCGCCAGGGGAAAGAGCGTAGAGCAGCAGTTCCGTGATTTAGATTGGAAGCCGCGTATCACCCCGGACCTGAGTCTTCAAGATGGCATTCAAGCGGCACGTAAGACATTTCCCCAAATTTGGATCGATAAAGACAAATGTGCCGATGGAATTGAAGCATTAACCCAATATCGCAGGGAATGGGATCAGGATAAAAAATGCTTCCGTGATCGTCCTTTGCATGATTGGACATCACATTATGCAGACAGTTTCCGCTATGCTTGTATCGTTTGGCGACAGGAAATGCTACCAAAGCCAAAAGAAGTAGTAAAATTCGCTCAGCATCAGACCATTGACCAGATTATCGCGGCGCATCGCCGTCAGAAATACGGAGATTGACATGCAGACATTAGCATTGAGCTACGCATCATGGAAAACGGTAACGCCATCGGATACTACTCTATTGAGTTTTAGAGGCATTTACGTCGGTGGAACTGGTGATGTAGCTATTTCTCCTGATGGCACTACGGCCTCAATTACCTTGAAAGCTGTGCCAACCGGTACATTGCTGCCATTTACCGCTGATCAGGGCCGTATCCTGGCAACAGGAACGACCGCAACTAATCTGGTGGCATTAGCATGAGCGATATCACCTCTAGCGCGGGTCAAATTGAGACAGTGCAGGAGATTGGCACGAGTCCAGAAATGGAGGTGCGCCGCTGGCTCTTGGAACTGGACTTGTCTGACAAACGTGAAAAAGATTGGCGTAAGCGCTGTGGCGAATTGCTGGACAAATATCGGCAGAAAGATTCCAAAAAGAACCCTTTCAACATGCTATGGAGCAATACGGATACATTGCTACCAGCTATCTATAACAGTCAGCCTAAACCCGATGTACGTCGCCGTTTTGCTGATACTGATCCTGTTGGCAAAGCAGTTTCTGATGTTCTTACGCGAGCGCTAGAGTTTTCCCTCGATACTTACGATTTCAATTCCATCATGGTCAGTGACGTGATGGATATGTTGTTGCCTGGCCGTGGCATTTCCCGTGTTCGATATGTTCCCAGCCTTCGTGAGACGGCAGAAATCCGTCAAGAACTGCCTGGCGAACGAGAACAAGGCAAGCAGGCTAACGATGATGACGCTCCGCCAAACGAAGAATTGGCTTGGGAACAAGTCATTGCTGAACACGTGCAATGGGATGACTATCGCGAAGGCCCAGGAAAGACATGGGATGAGATTCCGTGGATTGCATATCGTCATCGCATGACACGCAACGAATTGATTGATAAATTCGGCGCTGAAAAAGGCAATTCCATGACAATGGATGCTGCCAGCGATGAAGAAATCCATAAGCATCGTGACGATGCAGTACGAGAGCTATTTAAGACTGCGGTCGTATGGGAAATCTGGGATAAAGATTCTCGTAAAGTGATTTTTGTAAGTCCGGGCTATCGTAATTCTGTGCTGGATAAGCAAGATGATCCTTTAAAGCTTATTGGCTTCTTCCCAAGTCCACGCCCATTACGTGGCATTCTGGATTCTTCATCCAATGTTCCCATTCCTCTGCCTGACTATTATCGTCAGCAAGAGGAAGAGCTCAATCTCGTTACAGTTCGTATTTCGCGATTGATTCGAGGTCTAAAACTTCGTGGCGTTTATGATGCGACAATTACGGAACTGTCGGAAGTCATGCGCGGTGAAGATAATGATCTGATCGCTGCACAAAATGTTGTCGAACTGCGAGATATCGGCGGTCTTCAGAATGCCGTCTGGATGCTTCCAATCGATCAGGCCGCTAATGTTTTGCGTGAACTGTATCAACAACGGGATCAAATCAAGCAAATCATTTACGAAATCACCGGCATCTCCGACATTATGCGCGGAGCTACTGATGCTGGTGAAACCGCAACTGCACAACAGATTAAGGCGACAAATGGCAGTCTGCGTGTTCGTCGCCTACAAGCAGAAGTACAGCGCTATATCCGCGATATTTTGCGCATCAAGGCAGAGATTATCTCTGAGCGTTTCCAGCCTGAGACACTCTATACCATGACTGGCCTGCAATTCCCGGATCAGATGGCTAAGCAACAAGCGCAGATGCAATTCCAGCAAGCACAGGCTCAATACCAGCAGCAAGCAGCAATGGCACAACAGCAGGGCCAGCAGCCACCACAAGCACCACAGCCGCCGCCAATCCTGTCCATCCCAAGTTGGCAGGAAATCATCGGCGTGATGCGTGATGATGCCCTTCGAACATTCAAGGTAGATATCGAGACTGATTCGACCGTAGCTGCATCCATGGAATCAGATATGCAAGGCCTGGAACAGGTACTAGGTGGTGTGGTTCAAGTGATGAATGGTTTCGCACCGGCAGTTCAACAAGGCATTATGCCTGTTGATGTGCTCAAAGAACTGATGCTAACTGTCGTTCGCCGCGCCCGCATGGGCAATGCCGTCGAAGATGCGATCGACAAAATTCAGGCTCCGCCTCCTAAGCAAGATCAGACTGACCCGCGTGTGCAAGTAGCGCAGATCAAGGCGCAGTCTGATGAGAAACAGTCACAAGCTGATGCTCAACAAAATGCTCAACTTGAAATGGCGAAGATTCAATCAGAGGAGCGTCTTTCTGAGAAACAGGCACAACTCGATGTATGGGTGGCTCAACAGCAGCAAGCAGCGCAACAAGCTCAAGCAGAAGCGCAAGGTCGATTTGATTCCATGCTAAAACAGCGCGAAATGCAAATGGAAATGATGCTAGAGGCTCAGCGCCGATCTGCTGATGAACGGCAGGCAGCAATGCAAGCTCAATTGCAATTGATTCTTCAGCATATGAAAGGTGTACAAGCTGTTGAAGTAGCTGAAATTGGCAAACAAACGACGATGACTCCAGATCAGGCTAACGCCGCCGAAGGAGATTTCAATGCCTCTCTATGAAGCTCGTTGTCGAGCATGCGGCTCTATACATGAGTATGTGCGTCCGATTGCACGATGCATGGAAACGCCGATTTGCTGCGCTACGCCAACTGAGAAAGTCATTCTTTCAGCTCCATTCGGACAAGTGGATATCCCTGCTTATGAATCGCCTGTCACTGGTGAATGGATCGAGGGACGGGCCGCTCGCCGCAATGATTTAGCAAAGCATGGTTGCCGTCCATGGGAAGGCATGGAGCAAGAACAGAAGGTTGCTGCTGAAGCGCGCAAGCGTATTGATGCTGAAATTGATAAGCAAATTGAGACAGCAGCAGTCGACGCATGGCAAGCCTTAAAACCAGAGCAGCGCCGTTCTCTTGAAAGCGCAGCATAACGATTTACTAACCACCGGAGCACATCATGGCCGACATCGATCAGGCGACCCTGGACGACGACACCAGTAGCGAACCAGAGCAAACAATGGATGACACCATTGCTGCAACATGGGCAGAAATTCAAGCACGCGGAGAAGATTCTGAAGAGGAACATCTTGTTCAAGAGACTCTTTCTCGCGATGACAAAGGCCAATTCAAGCAAAAAGCTGAAGACAAGCTGGTTGATACTGAGCAAACAGATCAACAAGCCATTCAGCAGACAGATGCACAGCAAGGTCAAGTGCCTGGCTGGATGCAAATGGGTCTGCGTAAAGAAGAAGCTGAAGCCGTCGCACGTGCTCCAAAAGAGGCACAAGCAGCATTTGAACGACGTATGCGCGAAAGCCAAGAAGGACTTAAGCGCATGCACGAGCAGTTGGGGCCAAAAGCTCAACAAGCAGATGTTTTTGAGCAGGCTATTGCGCCATTTCGTCAAACCATGGCACAACTTGGCGTAGAACCGCATATTGCCGTGCAAAATGTACTTGCAGCAGAACATGGTTTGCGCTATGGTAACGATCAGCAGCGTGCCACGCATGCATTGCAACTACTCAATTCCTACGGAATCAACTTGAATGCCATGTACGCAATTGCGACAGGCAATCAGGCACCCGCCCAACAGCAGGTGGCAGTCCCGCAAGCGACGGCACCAGCACAAGATTTTAATCAAGCAGTAACCCAGGCTGTCGAATCGCGTTTTGCTCAACAGGAAATCGCCCAATTCGAGTCTGAAGGTCACGCGCACTTCGAAGAACTTAAGCCGCTGATGTCATCCTTACTGATGAATGGTGCGGCAAATGGAATTCGGGATGCATATGACCAAGCTCTCCGAGCGCATCCGGTGCATGGCTCTCAATGGCTTGCAGAACAGCAAGCAGCACAAGAAGCCCAGCGTAAAGCGGAAGCACAAAAGAAAGCTCAGGAAGCCCGCCGCGCCGCAGGTCCAAATGTCGCCAAACGAGGCACATTGCCATCTGCTAAGCCAGTGGGAACAATGGATGACACGATTCGCGACGCAGCAATGCGTCTCGGGCTGATTCAATAAAGGAGCTAAATCATGGCCTCTCCTGGTCAATCTACGCTGTTTAACAGTTTTACGGAGCTTGTCTCCACTACCTACCGCAATCACTCGAAAGAGGTAGCGGATAATGTTTCCAAGCACAATGCACTGTTCCGCCGTATGACGGAAAAGGGCAAGATTCGTTTGGAAGATGGTGGTCTGTCCATCGTCCAGCCACTGGATTATGCAAACAACTCGACCTATCAGCGCTATTCTGGCTTTGATGTGCTGAACATCAATGCTGTAGATGTGCTGTCGGCTGCTGAATTCCCATGGCGTCAAGTAGCAGTGAACGTCGCTGCTTCTGGTCTGGAAATCCGTACTAACTCGGGTGCAAATCGCATTATCAACTTCGTGAAAGCGAAGATTAAAAATGCGCAGCGTTCGATGGCTAACGGTCTGTCGGTAGATATCTATTCCGACGGTACTGCGGCCAACCAGATTAATGGTCTGCAAGCGCTGATTGCTGATACCGGCACTGGTACTGTTGGGGGCATCAACTCCACTACTTTCCCATTCTGGCAAAACGTGGTGCAATCTGCTGCTGCACCAATTCAAGGTGGCGGCGCAATCACTCCAAGCGCTACCACGATTGAATCGCTGATGCTGCCAACTTATATCCGCCTGACTCGTGGTATGGATCAGCCAGATATGATCGTGATGTCTGATGATTACTTCGCATTCTTCGAACAGTCTCAAACTTCGATTAAGCGCTATTCCAGCGAAAGTGGCCCAACTAGCGGTACTGCTGGCTTCGTGAGTCTGAAATACAAGAATGCTGACGTATTCTTCGATTCTTCGGGCGGCGTACCTCCACAGCATGCATATTTCATCAATACTGATTATATGGATCTTGTTGTCCATCAGGATGCAAATATGGAAATCATGCCAGAACTGCGATCCGTGAATCAGGATGCAATCGTGATCCCAATTCTGTTCCAGGGTAATCTGTGCGTGTCCAATCGATTCCTTCAGGGCGTCATGAAGGCTTAAGGAGAAAAATATGACTACCGCAGCAAACAACTCGGCTGTCATCGGCTTTCAAGCCGTTGGCAACTGGTTTATTCCCGATAGCACACAGCGCCAAGGTCTAGGCACTGTGCTGTCTGTTATCGATCCATTCTGGGGCGGTCAGGAGCTGATTTACGTTAGCTTCCCTGCCTCGACTGCCGTTAAGGTTGGTACTACCGTTGTAGTAGACACAAACTTTAGCGCTACCGCAGTGCCAAATACTGCTAACTTGGGCCAACCTGTGGCATTCGTTCTGAATGCCGTGCCAAGTGTGGCAGCGGTTCAATATGGCTGGGCGCTGGTATCGGGCAAAATCCCTGCTTTCTCTAGTGCTTCTGTTGCTGCAAATGCGCAGATTGGTATTGTAGCTGCTGGTCAGCTCGGTGCTAACTCGGCAGGCAAGGAAATTGTCGGTTCCAAAGTACAGGCCGCAGCGACGACTACGGTTGCGAAAAGCAATGTTGTTACTCAGAATGGCTCTCCAACTATCCGCGCATCGAATACTGATGGCTGGTTTGTTGGCATGGCTGTTTCAGGTACTGGCATCCCAGCTTCGACTACTCTGCTGTCGCTGGATCCTGATAACCGTACCGCAGTAATGAGCGCAAACGCAACTGCAACTGGCGCTGTGACTGTTACTGGCACTTACAACGATGGTACGAACTTCTGGAATGTTCTGTATGTAGACCGTCCAACTGCACAGGGCGCGATTACTTAATCGCGAAGGGGCTTCGGCCCCTTTATTCTTCTACGTCTTCCAACAAGGGCGTAGAACAATAAATCCCCTACAGGAGAAATCTCATGCAACTGCATCAAGCTCGTCCCCCATTCGTAGAATTTCATCAAATCGCTGTTGAGGATCGTCAGGCAACGATTGAAAGCGGTCGTCGCACTACTCGCGATGTGAATATGGCTTTTATCATGCAGCCAGGTGGCCGCGATCAAGTGGAAAAAGTTGCGGAAGATTGGCTTCTTCAAATCAAGCATAAGATGCTCAATGGCGCACCAGATGCATATCCGCCGGAATGGGTAGATGGTTTCCATAAGAAATATGAAATGTGGAAGCAAGGTATTGATGCTCCTGTAGATGGAACCAGCTTGCGGCAGGTTAGTTTCCTGTCTCCATCGGCAGTAGAGAATTATCTCGCCATGCGTATCGTTACTGTTGAAGACCTGGCAAATATGGACGAGGTTGCAATGCAAAATGCCGGCATGGGCGCTCGCGTAGATCGCGATAAGGCTCGTGCATGGCTTGATTCAACTTCTGACCATGGAAAGACTGCTGAACAGATTGCAGCGCTAACAGCAACTGTTGAGACGCAAGCCCAAACGATTGCTGAATTACGAGATGTAATTGGCGATCTGAAATTACAATTGGATTCTTCCATTGCTCCTAAACGTGGTCGTCCTGCTGCGAATTAATTATGACTTGCCTCTCTATCATTCAGACTGCTAGCGCCCGTCTTGGATTGATTAAGCCGACATTTGCTTTCAATTCTCAAGATTTGCAGGTGATGCAACTATTGGAATTATTGAATGAAGAGGGGCAAGAACTGGCTAATCGAACGAATTGGACGGCACTTAACGCGCAAACTAGTTTCCTTACACTAGCAACAGAGGATCAAGGAGCAATTGCAACGATTGCTCCTAATCTGTCATTCATCATCAATGACACGATCTGGAATCGTTCTTTGCGCCGTCCTGTTTTTGGTCCACGAACCCCGCAAGAATGGCAGCAGCAAGAAGCCTTTGCCATTAATGGCCCGTGGTCGAATTTCCGCATTCAACAGGGGCGTCTGCGCATGTTCCCTGTTCCAGTAGCTGGCCAGAATTGTTTCTTTGAGTATGCGTCAAAGAATTGGGCAACGAATGGCACGACGACATCTAATGTCTGGACTGCTGATACAGATACTTCTCTACTCGATGAGCAAATCATGACTCTTGGTCTGATTTGGCGTTTCCGTTCTTCTAAAGGTCTTCCATATGCTGAAGATCAAGATAAATATGAGCGCCGAGTAATGAATGCCATTAATCGTGATGGCAGCAAAGATGCTATTAATCTTGACAATGCGAAATATGACATCTTCCCTGGTGTAGTTGTACCTTCTGGCAGTTGGGGAACGTAATGGCACAACGAAATCTTGCAGCTCGTGCACAGCCTTCTTCAGTGACTTTTAGTCTTCCTGCACCGATTGGTGGATTAAATGCTCGTGATGGTATCGGCATGATGCCGCCTACTGATGCGGTAAAACTGGAGAACTGGTTTCCTACACCATCGACTGTTGATCTACGAGGTGGATCATCTAATTGGGCAACTGGTCTAGTCAATAATGTAGAAACATTAGCCGCATATGGCGGCTTGACTGGCAATAAATTGCTTGCGGCTGCTGATGGGAATATTTTTGATGTTAGTACGCAAGGCGCTGTAGGTGCGGCATTATGGACAGGACAAAGCAATTCGCGCTGGCAGCATGTCAATTTTGGTTCGACTGCCGCAAATGGGCAATTCCTTTACCTAGCGAATGGTACTGATCTGCCATTGCTCTATGATGGCACGCAAATCCAGGTCATTGCGAGCACAGCAACCGCGCAGACCATTAGTTCGATCACGAGAGTTGGAACACTAGCGACACTGACTACTGCTGCACCGCATGGTCTTGTGACCGGAAATAGCGTGACAATCAGCGGTACTACTCCTGCTGGCTTCAGTGGAACTTATCGTATTACTGTCACATCTCCGACTACTTTCACTTATGTGATGGCAGCCGATCCTGGAGGTAATGCAACGGTGGTTGGAACATATATTGTTCTATTTGGTACGACCGGCGTAGATCCACGCCTATTCATCCAAGGAACCAGTTTCAAGCAGCGCTTGTATATGGTCGAAAAAAATAGCTCGCGATGCTGGTATATGCCTGTCAACGCTATTGGTGGTGCAGCACAATCTCTCGAATTTGGCGGCATGTTCAAACTTGGTGGCGCATTAATGGCTGTTGCTACATGGTCTGTCGATAATAGCGCCGGAAGCCAAGAATATTTCGTTGCTATTTCGACTCTCGGAGAAGTTGTGGTCTATCAGGGTTTTGACCCAACAAATGCTGCTAATTGGGTCATTGCTCAGCATTTCCGCATTGGTCGCCCAATTGGACGCAGATGCTTTGCGAAAATCGGCAGTGATCTGGTATTCATTACCGCTGATGGCGCCTTCCCATTATCAAAGGCATTACTTACTGACCGTGCACAAGAAAGCGATGCGTTATCAGCAAAAATTCAAAATCTCATTAATGCCGACGTTCAGGCATTGGGTAACAATTTTGGATGGCAAATTTTGCTATATCCTATTGGCAATAAAGTAATCATTAATGTACCCCAGTTTGAAGATATTCAAAGCTATCAGTATGTGATGAATACCATTACTGGATCATGGACAAAATTTACAGGTTGGAATGCATTTTGCTGGGAACTTTACAATGATGCTATTTACTTTGGGACCACCGGATTAGTAGTTCAAGCTGATACAGGATTCTCAGATAATGGGAATGCAATTCCATGCGAAGCATTGCAGGCATTCAACTATTTCGGAGCATCATCACAAAAGTTCTTCACGATGATGCGACCAATTCTATTTGGAACGACAGGGCTGTCGCCTTCATGCTTGGTAAATGTTGATTTCGATACGACGACTGCGCCTCAGGTCACAACTGTTACGGCTGGCGGTTTTACGCTTTGGGGAAGCCCATGGGGAAGCCCTTGGACGACACCTAATAGCACCGTTCGCGTTTGGCACAATGCATCAGGTATTGGCTATGCTGGTGCTCCGCATATTGCTATGAGCGTGAAAAATACAGTCTGTAAATGGCAAAGTACGGACGTTGTCTATCAACAGGGCGGAACGTTGTGAGCCAGGTATATTTCGGTGATTCGGCGCGTGTTAAAGAATGGATGTCTCAACGATTGCAGCATCCCTTGGCGAATGAGGCACATACGACAATCGCCTTGGTAGAAGGAGAGCGTATTCGCGGTGCAGTGTGGCTTGAGGGATATAATGGCGTTAGCATTTCAATTCATGTCGCAGGCGAAGGACGACATTGGGCAACTAAAAAATATCTGACTTCAGTATTTCACTATGTTTTTGATGTACTGAAATGCAAAAAATTGCTTGGAACCGTATTAGAATCAAATTTGGCAGCACGCCGGTTTGATGAAGGATTAGGATTTAAACTTGAGGCATTCATCAAAGATGTGGCACCCGACGGTGGCCTGATTATCTACTCGATGACTCGTGAACAATGTAAATTTTTGGAGAGTTAGTCATGGGATTTCTGAGCAAACCAAAACCGTCGAGTGCACAAGATACGGCGAATGCGCAGACCGGTTCGAATATCAATACTGCGATTGCGAATGCAAACCTGAATCGTGTTGATCAATATTCGCCATTTGGGTCCAGTACCTATCAAGTTGTTGGCACTAATGCTGATGGAACACCAAAATATCAGCAAACGACTTCTCTTAATCCGCAGGTGCAAGGCATTCTTGACCAACAACTCAAGAATCAGCAGCAACAGCAAAACATCAGTGGCAATTTACTTGGTAATGTTGCAAACCAGTATTCCAAACCTATTGATACATCAGGTGTAGGCAAATTGGATTATGGTGTATCTCCTGGTATGTCTGCTGCGCTTAATACAGCTTATACGCATTCTGCTGGCCCTGCATCTCAGGCCGCAACCGGTAAGTATGTTACCAATGTCGGAAACGGCGGTGGAGATGTGCAACGAACTTTGGGTGATTGGAGCAATATTCCGGGTGTGATCCAGGGCGCACAGGACGCCGCCTATCAGAATCAGATGGCCTATCTGAATCCGCAATTCAAGAATCAGAGTAATGATTTGCAGGCTCAACTTGCGGCTCAAGGTATCACGCAAGGATCGGCTGCCTATGATCGTGCGCAATCAGAACTTGCTCGTAATCAAACATTCTCGCAACAGCAGGCACAGAATGCTGCCTTTGGTCAGGGATTGAACGCGGGGAATACGGCCTTCGGTATGAACCTACAATCTGGTCAATTTGCCAATCAGGCCCAGCAACAAGGGTTTGATCAGGCATTGGCAAATGCTGGATTAGCCAATCATGCTGCTGATGCTCAGACGCAAATTAATCTGGCAAATATGGCAGCGCAAAATCAACAAGGCATGTTTAATGCAAATCTGAATAATTCTGCATTGACTCAAAACTACAACAATCTGCTGAATCAAGCTGGTGTTAATAACGCTGCACATGCTCAGGGCATGCAAGATGTATATGCGCAATACAATCAGCCGCTACAGACCTATAATGCTTTGCAATCTGGAGCGCAGCCGCAAATGCCATCATTTGGTAATGTACCTGGAGCAAATGTTGCTGGGACTGATATCGCAGGCATCAATAATCAGGCTTATCAAAATCAGGTTGGATATCATAATGGACTGATGGGTGATATCGGATCACTTGTGCAAGCGGGGTCATATCTATTCTCTGACAAACGTCTGAAGGAGAATATTGATAAAGTAGGTAAAACACCAGGCGGCAACAATGTCTATGAATATAATTACAAAGGTGATCCAGACAAGCAACGAATGCGTGGTGTGATGGCACAGGAATTGATGAAGAAACAGCCGGATGCAGTAGCAAAAACTCCATCTGGTTACATGGCAGTTGATTATTCGAAGGTGGCCTAAATGGCAGCACAAGATAATAGCTTCCTCGGGCGTCTTGATCCGAACCTAAATGCTCAGCTTGCTAATGCTGAGCAACAGTTAGCGCTTGCCCAGGCGCTTCAGGCTAAAGCATATGGAGGAGTAACGCCAGTACAGGCTAATGCTCCAATTGGCCTTGGTTCGATCATTGGGAATGCATTACTCGCTTATAAGACCCCGCAGCGTATGCAAGAAGCAAACGCGCAGATTGGTGATATCCAATCCAAGATTGGCCAACAAAGGCTGAATCTAATGGCGCAGATGCTCGGCGGTGGCGGAGAGCAGCAAACAGGTTCTCCCATGCTAGCACAGGGCGGTGCAGCACCCGCACAGGGCGATGCAAATTCAATGGCAGCAACTGGTGGCGGTGGTCAGCAACGGCCTCCGCCTGGAATCGGGCAAATGGTTCCTGATGTACGCCAAGATCCTGTATGGCGCAATTATGCAATGGGCGAGCAACTTGGTTTGCTTCCTCAGGGAACCGCTGACAAATATGCTGCCGCTCGATATAAAGCGGCTGAGCCAACTGATCAGATGAAAAATGACATTTTCTCTGGTGTATCGCCCGCTGCACGCAACGCCATTACCACAAGTGCATCACTTTCGCCAAATCAGTCGAATATTCGTTATGACGCACAAGGTAATCCTCAACTTGCAATGGTTGGGGCTGATCCATCGAATAATCTGCAATATGGCGTTCAAAATGGTGTTGTCGGAGCCGCTCCTGTAGGTGGGGTTGCAGGTGCTCGTGCACAACTTGCAGGCGCTGAGAATGCTGCTCGTTCGGGAACGAATATCACGCAGGTAACTGGCCCGAATGGCGAGCAGGTCCCTGTATGGGCTGGCCCTGCTGCTACTGCTGGAACTCAACAGCTTGGATTGAACCCTGGTGAAGTACCTCCTTATACTGGTGGTCAACTTCCGCAGGCTCGCCTACAACAAATCCAGCAGGCAGCGAATGCAGGTAATCAACAAGCCCAAATGTTGCTGCAATCATATAATTCGGCACGCCCGCAACTTGGCCAGACTCAGACTAATAAGTTGATGACTGATCAAGGTAATCAGCTTTATACGCAGATCAATTCTGAGAACACGAATAACGCGCAGCATCGCCAGATTCTTAATGAGATGTGGCATTTGGCGCAGGCTGGTCAGTTCGGTCCTGGCTCTGGTGGTATTGCTCGCCTCAAGGCATTGGCATCAAACGCTGGCATCGATATGACTGGCGCACAGTCAGATCAGGATGTCATGAAGAAGCTTTCCGCCAATATGGTCATGTCGCAACTTGGAAAGGGCGGAACCGGTACTGATGCGCAGCAAGCTAACATTCAGGCTGCATTCCCTAACGGCGAAATGACCAATGCAGGTATGCAAAAAGTTATTCCGATGTTGGTCAGCCAGATTGATGCACGCGAAGCACGAGGAAAAGCAGCAAATAATTTCCTGCAAAATGGGGGGCAGCTTTCTGATCTTCAGGGCTTCCTGAGCAAATTCAATAATGCTGCCGATCCTGGGACTGTTAGCCTTGGACGTCGTCTGGCGGAAGCTAGCCAAAATGGAAATGTTCAACAAGTAGTACAGCAGATTAAGCAACAGAATCCTAGCTCATGGCAAAAAATCCTTAATAACGTGCAGAAACTCGATCAAATGGGAGCATTCTGATGCCTGCTATTGATTGGAATGCTGTTAGTGGTCAGCCAGCTCAAAATGGAGGTGGTGGCGCTATTGACTGGAATGCGGTAACGCAAACTGCGCGCACTCCAACGCCTCAATCTGCGCCTAAATCCGGCCAGCAGCAAATTTTGGAGCAGATGAATCCTCTTGAGCGCGGATTAGCAGGTATTGGCGGCGGAATGATGGGCCTTTATCTAGGAGCAAAACAACGTCTTGGCCTAGCTGATCAGAATGAGATTAACGATTATCGCGCCAATATGGACCCCCTGGCTGCTACGAAGGCTGGTCTTGTCGGTCAAGTTATTGGTGCTGGTGCAGCAGCGGCGCCTGCAATGCTTATTCCAGGCGCAAATACTGCATTGGGTGCGGCATTAGTTGGGGGTGGTACTGGAGCGTTGCAGCCTACAAAGGCCGATGAAAGTGTATTGCAAAATGTTGGGTTGGGTGCTGCTGGCGGTGTTGCAGGTAAATATATCGGAGATATTGCGGCGAAAGGCGCATCTACGCTCAAGAATAAAATTGGCTCAGCATTGGCAGAACGTTTGCAGCCTCAGAATATTCCTCTCGATGAAGTATCTAGCGCAGCGGCCGGTTTGACTGACGCACAGCGTTCTGCTGCTGCCGCAGGTAAGCAATTAGGGATGAAGCTAACGCCAGGTCAGGCGACAGGTAGTAAGCCTCTGCAAATGATAGAGGCCGCTGCTGAAAGCTATCCAATTACAGCCGGACCATTCAGTAATATCAAACAAACCAATCAGACTGTTCTCAATCAACAGGCTGCTAAAGCTATTGGAGAAACTTCCAAAACTGTTGACTCGACTGTACTTGGCCGAGCCGCTGACCGTATTGGTGGCGTTTATGATGAAGTTAAGGCAACTGGTAATCGGACAATAGATCCTGATCAGTTCTTGAACAATCTAGTCGATATTGAGAAAAATTACGAAGGACTGATTGGCGAAGGTACGAAATCAATTGCCGATCATCCGCTAGTTAAGCGCTTGATGAATTATGCTGCAAAAGGTGATGCTAGTGCTGAGCAATTAGCCGATTTGGGAAGTAAGCTTACGAAAGCTTCGAATCAAGCGATGACCTCACCAATGGGTGATCGTCAACTAGGGATGGCGTTGGGCGATGTGAAAAGCCAGGTAGATGATCTGCTCCAAGCTGGCCTACCGTCAGAACTTGCGCAACGATTTGGCGATGCACGCAGTCAATATCGTAACTTGATGGTGCTTACTAGTCGTCAAAACATTGTTAATCCATCAAATGGTAATGTGAACGGTCGTGCATTAGCTTCAGCACTTCAGGCAAAAGATAGAACGGGATTCCTTTTTGGCCGCAATGAATCGCCACTTTATGATGCAGCACGATTCTCACAAGCTTTCCCTGCAATTGTAGGAGATAGCGGCACAGCTACCCGCTCTTTTAATCCTGGGAACCCAGTCAATGTTGCGCTCTCTGTCCCTGCATGGTTAGCCTCACAGCTTTATACAACAGCGCCATCTGTCGCTTTGGCACGAGGTCTTTCCGCTGGCAGTACGGCTGCTGAAAATGCGGTCTTACAAGGCGCGCAAAAAGGTGCGGCATTGACTCAGTTTGCATCACCTGTTGTAGGCGCTCCACTAGGAGCCGCGCTTCTTGAAAGTGCCGTTCCACAGAAGAAACCGGCGAAACGATGAATCTGGGAATTTATTGATGAGTTTGACTGCGGATGAACAAATGCATGAGAGAATCATAGCAATCAAGCATTGAGCAATACCGATCAGGAATACAGAGGACATATTTCCTCGCTGTGAGTTAAGGAGAAATATCATGCCATGGAATGGCTCTGGCACGTTTAACCGAAAGCATAATTGGACGCAAGAAGCTGCTACCGGTATACCTATTCTACCAACAAATATGGATGATGATACGAGCGATATCACATCGGCTGGTTTAGGAAACTGCATTACTCGAGATGGGCAAGGTACGCCTACAGCTAATATTTCGTGGAACAATTTCAAACTTACCAGTCTTGCTAATCCGACATTGCCTCAAGATGCAGTGACTTTGTTGTTTATGCAGAATGCTATTACTACTGCAACATTCAATACTGCACTTCCTTTGCAGGCTGGGAATGCCGGGAAATTCGTAACTACAGATGGTACAAATGCGAGCTGGACTGATACATTTACCATTCCGATTACATATACATCACGTATCAATGAAGCAAAAGGTGCAGATATTGCTAGTGCTGCAACAGTTAATTTGTCAACAGCTACAGGCAATCTTGTACATATCACTGGGACGACTAATATCACTGCTTTTACTATCCCTAGTGGAGCAATGAGAGAAGTTGTTTTTGATGGTATTTTGACACTAACAAACAGTGCAACACTTATTCTTCCAACTGGTGCAAATATCACGACTGCGGTAGGAGATACAGCAACTATTCGCGGCGATGGCGCAGCAGCGCGTATTACGAAATATCAACGTGCTGATGGCAAACCGCTTGCTTTGACGCCAATTGGCGACCATGAAGTAGTTGTTCACACGGGTAATGGATTCGGATCAACGAATACGAGAATTCGGCGATACACAACTGTTTTGAAGAATGTCGGAACTGCTATCACATATGCCGACAGCGCTACTTTGGGATCTTCGTTCACGATCAACGAAAATGGATTCTATGCTATCACAAACATTGCGCAAGGTGGTGGAACAGCATCGCCAACCACTGTTGGCATTTCTATCAATTCGGCTCAACTTACAACTGATATTGATGCAGTTGGCTTCACTGCTTCAAATCGTGTTGGATCAAGTTATGCAATAGTGATTGGATCGATCACACGAACATTGAAATTAAGTGCTGGTGATGTTATTCGTTCTCATTATGGAACTACAGCCAATGCTGTAGATGCTTTTAGTACTACGATGATGTCAATTGCGAAGGTAAATACCCCATGAGCAAACTTCTTGTAATTGATAAAATATCTGGTCGTCAATTAATCGAAATTGAAGAAGGTGGATCGTATTTTGATCCGACATTTGTTCTGTGGGATGAATCAATTGATGGTGAAATACCATCTATAGATATCACTGGTGCGGTTCGTATTGATGGTGATCTGCTATTTAATGAAGAAGTAGCAGCAGAAGATGTAAAATTGAAATCAAAAATGGCTATTGCACAGTCAAATGCTGCAATCATCGCAGAACTGGAAAAAAATGATGCTAAGAGTATTCGTGCACTTCTTGAGGGCGATCAGGCCCGTATCGAAGAATGGAAACAAAAACAAGCTGCATTGCGGCTACAACTCGTTAAATGAAAGGAAGAAGAATGAATAAGATCAATATGGCTACAGGTGGTGGTGGTCAACAACGGCCACCAGATGAAAAAACCTCATCTGTCCCGGTAAAAACTCAAACTCCTAAAAAAACCAAATGAACGGTTGGCGCTCGCGTTTATTGCTTATTGCCGTCTTTTTTATTGCGGCAAAGATTCATGATTGGGTCATGCTAGGGTGTGCTAATACACCTCAGATGATGGCTATCTATCATGGAAGCGCGGGTGCTGTAGATTTGCTTCTGTTGTATGTCGCTCAGCATCACATCAGCGGAAGATTGTGCGATCACATACAGGCCACATGCATTGCCTCAGTGATCATTAATTTCGTAGGTTATCGCCTATACATGGCCTATTCCCCGCCAGATTTTTACAACTATCTGATTGCGGGATTAAGCTATGTGCAATATCTACGATTACTTTATGTGGGCCGCCACGATGCTGACTATTACGAGCACGCTGTGGTTCCTGGCGCTCCTAGTGTCAGGGCTTAGGCTAATCATT